CGTTCGGCAGCACCAGCCTGACCCCGCTCAAGGTTGCGAACATTGCGGTCACCACGATGGAGTTGCTGCGCGACAGCTCTCCGTCTGCCGAGACCCTGGTGCGTGACAGCCTTGCCGGCGCTCTGCGCGAGCGGATGGACATCGACTTCATCGCCCCGACCAAGTCTGCGTCGACGGGCGTGTCGCCTGCGTCCATCACCAACGGCATCAGCCAGTCGGCGTCGAGCGGCAATCAGGCGAACGCTGTCCGGCAGGACATCGCCACCCTGATGGAGTCCTTCATCACTAACAACAACCCGCCGACTTCGGGTGTGTTCGTCATGAAGGCGACCACGGCCATGCGCCTGTCGCTGCTGCGGAACGGGCTGAGCTCTGCCAAGGAGTTCCCGGACATCAACCTGAACGGCGGCATGCTGGAAGGGTTGCCGGTGATCACCTCCGAGCACGTGCCCGAGGACACATACGGCACTTTCGTCACTCTCGTGAATGCCGGCGACATCTATTTCGCCGACGAGGGCGAGATCGCGGTCGACATGTCGCAGGAGGCCTCGCTGGAGATGAAGGACAGCGGCCTGTCTCAGGCTGCCGACTCGCCTCCGGGTGCCACATCGGTGGTCAGCCTCTGGCAGACGAACAGCGTCGGCTTTCGTGCCGAGCGCACCATCAACTGGGCGCGGCGCCGCACCGAGGGCGTTGCTGTCCTCGACGGCGTGCACTGGGGCGAAGCAGGCTCGCCCTGATGGCTGATCTGATCGCCATCAAACACATTACCTACGCCGGGCGGGTCATCCGTCCCGGCGTAGCATTCCGCGCGCGCCCGTTTGAAGCCCGCATCCTTGTGGCTGCCGGGCACGCGCGGTTTTCGCCTGCCTCCGATCCGGTGCCGGCGCACGAGACGCCGCAGATCACAGTCGGCCGGCTACGCACCGAGTTCGAGACCAAGTTCGGCCGCGCGCCTGATATGCGATGGGGCGTGAAGCGCCTCACCAAGGAGATAGAGGCGCAATGAAGATCCTCGGGTTCGAGATCAAGCGCGTCGAGAAGGCGGCGCCTCCGACCGGCCTCAACAGCATCCTTGCGAACCGCGGCGGCTGGCTGCCGCTCATCCGCGAGAGCTTCGCTGGCGCGTTCCAGCAGAACGTCACGATTGACCGCAACACGGTGCTGACGAGCCCGGCGGTGTTCGCGTGCATGACGCTGATCGCCAGCGACATCGCGAAGATGCGCTTGCGCCTCGTGCGGCGCGACGACGACGGCATTTGGACCGAGACCGACAATCCGGCTTACAGCCCGGTGCTGCGGAAGCCGAACCCGTATCAAACCCGCATTCAGTTTTGGGAGACCTACATCCTCTCAAAGCTGAGCAATGGGAACGTTTACGTGCTCAAGGGCCGCGACAACCGCGGCGTCGTCACGTCGCTCCGTGTGCTCGATCCGATGCGCGTGCAGCCGCTCGTGACCGAGGACGGCGACGTGTACTATCAGCTTTCGTCTGACAACATCTCGGGCCTGCTGCAGTCGGTGACGGTGCCGGCGTCGGAAATCATACACGATCGGATGAATTGCCTGTTTCATCCGCTCGTCGGTATCAGCCCGATCATGGCGGCGGCGCTCGCGGCCTCGCAGAGCATGAACATTCAGCGGGACTCGACGCAGTTCTTCGCGAACCGCTCGCTCCCCGGTGGTCTGCTCACGGCGCCGGGTGCGATCAAGAAAGAGACGGCCGACCGCCTCAAGGAAGATTGGGAAACGAATTTCGGCGGCCAGAACGTCGGCAAGGTGGCGGTGCTCGGTGACGGGCTCACGTTCGAGCCGATGCGCGTCACGGCGACCGATGCGCAACTCGTCGAGCAGCTACGGTGGACTGCGGAAGTGGTCTGCTCTGTCTTCCACGTGCCGCTCTACAAGGTCGGCGCAGGGCCAACGCCGCCCTACAACAACATTCAGGCGCTGAACACGGAGTATTACAGCCAGGCGCTTCAGATGCTGATCGAGTCCGCAGAGCTGGCCATGGACGAGGGCCTGAAGACCGGCGACGGGCTCGGCACCGAGTTCGATATCTGCGACTTGCTCCGCATGGACGAGATGACGCAAATCACCGTCGCCAAGGAAGGCGTGAGCGCGGGCATCTACTCTCCGAACGAGGCGCGCAAGCGCAGCAACCTGCCACCCGTCGAGGGCGGCGACACGCCTTATCTACAGCAGCAGAACTACTCGCTGGCGGCGCTCAACAAGCGCGACAGCGGCGACGATCCGTTCGGCAAGACCACGCCGGCGCCGACTTCGGCAACACCACTACAGGCCGACAATGCGAACCCGCAAGACCCTGCCGCGGTCGACGAGGCAACTCAGCGCCTCTTGCAGGGGTACTTCAGCACGCCGCGGCTGCTACCTGCACCGGAGCTCCAATGAAACCCGACCTGTCCGTGATCGGCGCTCAGATCGCCGCAGACGTGCGTCGCCAGATCGCTGACGCGACGGCGCCGCTACTCGCGCGCCTCGTCATGCTGGAGCAGCGCAAGCCCGAGAAGGGAGATCCCGGCCGGGACGGGCGCGACGGCAAAGACGGCCGCGACGGTGCCGTCGGCAAGGATGGGCGCGACGGCGTCACGGCCGACGACATCGAGATCGTGCAGGACTGCCGCACGCTGACGGTGAAGGCGCGCGCGACCGGGCGCGTCCTGGGTCGCATCGCGCTGCCGATCCCGGTCTACCGCGGCGTGTTCAAAGAGGGCACCACGTACGAGCCCGGCGACATGGTCACGCACGGCGGCAGCCTGTGGCATGCGAATGAGCAGACCACAGCCAAGCCCGGCGACGGGCCGTATACGTTGTGCGCAAAGCGCGGCCGTGATGGTCGCGACGCTGTGCAGCGTCATCCCGGCGCTGCCGGAGACGGGGGCGTGTGATGGCTGCAATCCACGATGTTCATGCGCGCGAGCTGGTGACCGTCAAGCTGCGCGTGCGCGGGTTCAAGGCCTTGTGCCTGCGACTCCGGCTTGCCGCGTGCCTCTTGAGGCTGACCGCGTTTGTGGCCGGTGCTCCGCTTGGCGTGATCCAGGTTGGCCCTAGGGAGAGCGCCTGATGCTGTTCGTCACGCTCGCACAAGCCAAGGCGCACCTCCGGCTCGACGCCGACGAGGTCGATGCCGATGCCGACGCTGACCTGACCTTGAAGATCACGCAGGCGGAAGCGATCGTCACCGACTACCTGCAGGTTGACGCCAGCTTGCTGGAGGGCTCGCCTCCGGCCTGGACGGCGGCATCGCCGCTCATGTGGACGGACCGCGACGTGTCCGTCATTCAGGCGGCGGTCTTGCTGTTGCTGTCGGCGCTCTACGACGACGAGATGAACCGCACCGTGGACGACTACATGAAGGCTGGTGGCACCATCTCGCTACTGCTCGCGCGGCTCCGTGATCCGGTGTTCGCATGAAGTGCGCCAAGCCCGACCCGACGCGCTGGGCTGGCCGCATCGTAGTCGTGGCGGCACCAGGTCCGTCGCTCACCGAGGACGTGGCGGATGCCTGCAAGGGCTTCCCGACGATTGTCGTCAACAACGCCTGGCAGCGCATGCCGTGGGCCGACATCCTGTTCGCCTGCGACACGGCCTGGTGGCACTTCCATCGCGGCGCCGCCGGCTTCGGCGGCGAGCGGTGGTCAAGCCACGGCACGAGCAACGACAAGCACGACGTTTGGCAGGCGTACGGCATCCACTGCATTGCCGGCCAGCACGGTGCCGAGTTCTCGACGGTGCCGGGTCAGATCAACTACGGCAGCAACTCCGGCTTTCAGGCTGTCAACCTCGCAATCCAGTTCGGCGCGAGCCGCATCGTGCTTGTCGGCTTCAACATGCAGCCGGTGGGCGGCAAGTCGCACTTCCATGGCGACCATCCCAAGGGGCTCCGCAACGCCGACCCGCGGCGGTTTCTGACCTACTTCAATCAGGCTGCCAAGAAGATGCCGGCCGGAGTCGAGGTCATCAACGCCACGCCGGACAGCTTGCTGACGTGCTTCCCGAAGATGTCGCTCGACGAGGCGCTGCACGGCAAGGCGGTGGCGCCATGAGGTTCAAGACCGCGGCCGGCTTCGAGGCGTTGCAATACGCCGACGAGCTGGTGCCATTCGTCGAACTGATCCGCAAGGAAGGTGTGCGCCGATACCTGGAGATAGGGACGTGCCGCGGCGGCACGTTTCACAGGATCATGACCAGCTTGCGGCCCTGTGGGTATGGCATCGCCGTTGACCTACCGCGGGCACGTTGGGGCAAGCCGGACAGCGAGCGCCATCTGCGCAACGTCATCCGGGACCTGAAGCGGCGCCACATCAACGCCAGCGTCGTGTGGGGGAATAGCCAGGCGCCCGAGACGATCGCGGCCGTCGCGGAACGAGCGCCATTCGACGCGGTGTTCATCGACGGTGACCACACCTATGACGGCGCGCAATCGGATTGGCTGGCATATGGGCCGCTCGCGCGCATCGTGGCATTCCATGACATCGCCGCAATTGGACTCGGCATCGAGGTGCCGCGGCTGTGGGCTGAGCTGAAGGCGACCCGGCGCCACGTGGAGATCATCGGCCGCGAGCCCGGTATGGGAATAGGCGTGCTGTGGAACGCATGAAGACATGCGAGACGTTCGGCGTTGCGCATCTCAATCAGCTCATCGTCGACAACCTGCACCGCATCCGCGCTCTGCCGTTTGACGTTGTCGTCCACATCCCGCGGTCCGGCACCATCCCGGCAAGCCTAATCGCCACCTACATGGCGCGGCCTCTGGCGTCGGTCGAGGAGTTCTGCCGGCACATTGTCGACGCGCGCAAGTCGGATTGCCCGCGCCTCGATCATGTGCTTTTGGTCGACGACAGCGTGCGCACCGGCAAGCAGATGCGCAAGTCGATCGATCGCATTTTGAGCGAGCGACAGGGCACGAAAATAAGCACGCTTGCCGTCTATCTGTCTCACGACATGCGCGGCCAAGAGCGCGTGTTGATGCCTGATCTGTTCCTGCACGAGCATGCCGACAGCTTCTATCTGTATCCGTGGTTCATGTGGAAGACGCCGCTGCTCGACATGGCATGCGTCGACATGGACGGCGTGCTGTGCCGCGACGCGACCCGAGACGAGGACGACGACGGGCCGGGATATGCCACGTTCCTGGGGCGGGCTGGTCTCAAATTCAAACCGCTAAGTGCAACGATCGGATGGATCGTTACCGGGCGGCTGGAGAAGTACCGGGCAGAGACCGCGGCTTGGCTCAAGGCGCACGGCATCGCCTACAGCAAGCTGATCATGGGGCCATGGCGCACCAAAGACGAGCGTCGCGGCAAGGCAGCCAGATGGAAGGCGGAAGTCTACCGCGAGCTGCCGGCGAAGCTGTTCATCGAGAGCAGCGAGAGCGAAGCCCGGGTCATCGCGGAGATCAGCGGCAAGACGGTGTGGAGCGTCGAGAGCGGAAGGTCGCACGGATGAAAGCAGTTATCCACATCAACAACAGCGAGCACCAGCAACAGCACGCCGCATGGGTGACGGCCGGCCTGCGTCGCCACGGCGTCAATGTGGTGCACGCGGCACGGAACGTTCCGGCCGAGGGCGACCTGGTTGTGATCTGGGGATGGAAGCAGCGCATCGTAATCGAGGCGGCTCAGAAGCGCGGCCGTCCCATCCTGGTCATGGAGCGCGCACATCTGCCGCCGCGCATGGAGTGGACGAGCTGCGGCCTGAACGGGCTCGGCGGCCGTGGCACCTATGCCCGGTGCGATGACGCCGGCGCACGCTGGCGCGAGCACTTCGGGCACCTCGATCAGCCATGGACCGAGCGCGACGGCTATACGCTGATCTGCGGGCAGGTTGCCGGCGACGCCGCGATCTGGGGCTGCAACTTCCATGCATGGGCACAAGACGCCTGCAATGCCGCGATCGACCGCGGACAGGACGTGGTCTATCGGCCGCACCCGTTCGCGTACAAGCATCAGAACGACCGATGGCATCCGAAGGGCTCGCGCTTCTCCGTAGCGCCTCTCGCTCAGGACCTGTCCGGCGCCAGCCAGGTCGTGACGTACAATAGCACGGCGGGCGTCGAGACGGTGCTCGCTGGCGTGCCGACGGTGGTCACCGACGAGGGCGGCATGGCGTGGCCGATGGCGACGCACACCGTCGAGGATATGCCGGCACGGCCGGACCGCACCGAATGGATGCACGGCCTCGCATGGACCGGCTTTCGCCCGTCCGAGATCGAGAGCGGGTTCATGTGGGCACACCTCAGGGAGCGGCTGACGTGCGATATGGCCGCTTGACGCGCAAGATCGCGATACAGCGCAAGTCGGTGACGTTCGGCCTCGACGGCGAGGAAGTCGAGGCATGGTCGGACCTGTCGGCCAACCGCTGGGCATCGGTCGACCCGGTGTCAGGCGACGAGGCGTTCTCGACGCCGGAGATCGGCGCGAAGCAGCAAGTCGAGTTTCAGGTACGGTGGTCGAGCGCCATTGCAGACCTGAACCCGAAGGATCGCATCATCTACCCGCTGGTGCCCGTCACGTCACCCGAGACGCCGGTTCCCGACACTTCGATCTATGACATCACCGCGGTGCATGAGATCGGCCGGCACCGCGGCATGCGCATCATCGCCACAAGGCGGACCGACACATGACGGCTGACCTTCGCCCCGCTTTCCGCGCCTACCTGTTGGCTGACGCCACTATCAGCGCGGCGGTTGGCGGGTCTCGCATTCACCCGACCGTGCTCCCTCAGGGCACCAATGGGCCGGCTGTTCCAGCCTGCGTTTACAATGTCATATCTGAACAGACCGACCACACCACGGAAGGCGCGAGCGGCCTGGTCATGGTCCGCATGCAGGTCGACTGCTACGCCGCCACGCCGAACGAAGCCGACGCACTGGCACGGGCCATCAAGAGCCGCATCGACGGCGTGCGGACGGCATGGACCTACGGCACCGCGAGTCCGCCCGATGCCGTAAACGTGCAGGGCGTGTTCGCTGAGAACGCGCGCACCGGATACGAGCCCGACGCGAAGCTGTACGTCTCCGGCAGAGATTATCTGGTGTGGTTCGAGGAACGGTGATGCAGATCGTCGTCAGCATCGCGTCCATCGTGCTCAGCCTGTGCGTGATTGCGCACCTCTACAGGCTGCACCGGCGGCTTGCCCGGCTGGAGCGCGCGCACCGCAACCTGTGCGACGTCCTCGGGCTCTCTCACGAATACGTCCGGCCGTGAGCACGCTCACATCGGCCGCATGACCATATCGAGGCCGGCGCAATGAAGGTCACGTTCAAGGTCGAGGGCCTTGCCCAGTGCGAGGAAGCGCTGGCGGCTCTGCCGGCGGCCACCACAAAGAACGTGCTCAAGCGCGCTCTGATGAAGGCGGCCGAACCGGTGGTGACCACGGCCGCGGCCATCGTGCGCAAGCGCACCGGGCGGCTCGGCAAGTCGGTCACCGTGTCCACCAAGCTCAGCCGGCGCCAGAAACGACAGACGCAGAAGACCAGCGATGTCGAGGTCTACGTCGGCGCTGGGCCACTGCCGCACGCTCACATCGAGGAGTTCGGCAGCATCCACGAAGCACCTCACCCGTTCCTGCGGCCGGCAATCGATGCCAACGGAACGCGTGTGATGAATTCCTTCCGAGACGATCTCAAGGCCGAGATCGACAAGGCAATGGCGCGGCAGGCTCGGAAGGCGGCGCGTCTACTGGCACAGAAAGCGGTATAGAAAGGAACTAAGACAGTGACGACACAGGCAAGCATCGGCCATAGCAATCTCTTTCAGATCCACAACACGGCGGTCAGCCCGGCCGTGTGGACGACGATTGCCGAGGTCGGCAACATCACGCCTCCGAGCTTCGCGCGCGACGCCCAGGACGCGACCCACACCGAGAGCACCGAGGGCTGGCGCGAGTTCATCCCGGGTCTCAAGGACGCCGGCGAGCTGAGCTGCGAGCTGAACCTCGTGCCGGACAGCGACACCATGGACCTGATCCTTGATCAGTTCGACAGCGACTCGCTGACCGAGGTGCGCATCCTGTTTGCCGATGGCACGCAGACCGGACCGTCGCCCACGTGCTCGCGCTTCACGTGCTTCGGCATCGTGACCGGGTTCCCGCTGCAGGCTCCGATGGATGACAAGATGACGGCGACCGTCACCATCAAGATCAGCGGCAAGCCGACGTTCGTGCGCGCCACCTAATGGCGAACCCTCTCAAGGGGGAAGTCTCGATTGAGGTCGACGGCGAGACCTACACGCTCGTCTACAGCCTCAATACCCTCTGCGAGATCGAGGACAAGCTGGGCGGCGCGGTATCTGACATCGCGTCGCTGGGCGCCAGCGGCCGGCGCTGGAATACGCTTCGCACCGTGTTCTGGGCGGCGCTGCAGGACTACCATCCCGAGATCACCCTGCAGCAAGCCGGCAGGATGGTCAGCGCGATGGGCCTCACCAAGGCCGACGAGGCTGTCGGCAAGGCGTTCGCTCTGGCGTTCCCGGAGGTCAAGACCGTCCCTTTGGAAATCGCCAAGCCGGCCAAGCGAAACGCACGGACTGGCTCAAAGTCCTAGACGACTGGGTCGAGCTGGGGCTTCACCCTAACCTGTTCTGGTCGAGCACGCCGCGCATGGTGTTGCGTATCGCGCTGGCGACAAGGCAACGCCTCATCAACGAGCACAACGAGCGCGCCTGGCACGCCTGGCACGTCGCCGCGCTGCCTATGCAAAAGCGGCTACCGCGGCTCGACACGCTGCTGATCACGAGGCGGAGCAACGCCACACAGTCGTGGCATGACCAGATGATGATCTGCCGAGCCATCGCAGCGGCTCATGGGAGCAAGCGAAAGAATGGCTGAGGGAGCAACAGTCGGCGCACTCAAGTGGATCTTGGGCGCCGACACTGCACAGCTTGAAGCGGGAGCGGCGCGCGGGTCTGCGGCGATGCGCGCCGCCGCGAAAGCTGGCGATGTGGCCGGTGCACAGATCACCAACGCTCTGATGAAGATCGGCAGCATGGTGACTGCCGCGTTCGCCGTCGACAGCATCGTGAGGTTCGGAGCCGAGGCGATCAAGGCGGCGGCCGACATCGGCAAGTTTGCCGATCAAGCCGGCCTGACCGTGCAGCAGTTCGAGGGCCTCGACAACGCTCTGCGGAGCGCGCACGTCCCAACCGAACAGCTTGCGCAGGGTTTCGCGGTCTTCTCGCGCAACATCTCAGACCTGCAGCGCGGCACCGGGCCGTTCCTCGACTTCCTGCGTCGAGCAGCCCCGCAGCTCGTCGAGCAGTTCAGAGCGGTCAAGGACACGGCCGATGCCTTCGGCCTTCTGACCGATGCCGTCAACGCGCTTGGCGACAGGCAGGACCGCGTCAGGCTTCTGACCGCTGCCGGCGCAGAGCAGTTCGCCAAGCTGGCGAACGCTATGTCTCAGGGCCGCGCTGCGATCGAGGAAAGCGAGCGCTCGTTCCAAGGCCTTGGCGAGACCGGCGTCAGGTCAGCTCAGCAAATCCAAGACAAGTACGACGAGCTGTCGCGCGGGCTGTCGCTGTTCGCGCAACGAATCGTCGTCGATGTCGCGTCGGCGTGGGAGAAGCAGAACGAGCCGCTGACCAACTACGAAGCGAACGTCCGGCGCATCGGCGAGCTTGAGGCGATGCTGGCCGACCGCTTCATCGCGTTTACCGGCCGGCGCGCTCAGGTACAGACCGAGCTCAATCAGCTCATTGACGCTCAGGTGCGGCTGCTCGGGCAAGCCTACGCCAGCGCCGACCGGCAGGCTCAGGCGCTCAGCCAGCCGCGCACCGTCGACGCCTTCAAGCTGCAGCAGGATGCGATCAAAGCGGCTCAGGGCGAGCTGTCGCTGTTCATGGCTCGGCTGCAGACGCTGCCGCCTCAGACAGAATTCATCTCGTCCAACTTCGCGGCGGCCTGGCAGCGCATGGCGGCCGTGATGCGTGCCACGGGTGAGACCGAGTCGGCCATCGCCGCGGCTCGCATCAACATGCTGCGGCAGGAGGATCAGCAGCGCACGCAGACGCTCGGCAACGCCATGATGGCCGACGAGCAGCTCGCGAAGCGCGGGCAGGAGCTGGCACAGGCGCGCGCCAACAACCTGATCAGCGAGACCGAATACCAGCGCGCGCTCAACGTCGCTCGATCCGAGTACAACCAAGCGCAGATCACCGAGCTGCAGAGCCTTGGTGTCACCCTGACGTTTCAGGAGCAGTATCAGCTCGCGATCGAGAAGACCAACGTCGCGCTGGCGACGGGCAAGATCACTGCCGAGCAGGCGGCGCGTGCGCATCAGGCGGCGGCTGCTACGGCGGCGGCGGCATGGCTTGGCGCGGCCGGCAACATCGCAGGCAGCCTCGCTCAGGCGTTCCCGAAACAGAAGGCCTTTGCGGTAGCCGCAGCCGTGATCAACGTTGCCGAGGGCATCACCAAGGCGCTCAGCCTGCCGTTCCCGCTCAACTGGCTGCAGGCGGCGGCTGTGGCCGCGGCCGGGCTCGCCCAGATCAACGCGATCAAGTCGGCACAGCCCGGCGGCACGAGCAGCGCGCCGTCAGTCAACGGTGGGGCAGCGTCTGCCGGGGCCGGCGACACCGGACCGCAGCAAGCGCCGCAGCTCGTGACGATCAACCTCGCTCCGGGCCGCTACAGCCGCGACGAGGTGGTCGCTCTCATGTCGCAGTTCAACGACGCCATTGCAGACGGCGCAGTGCTCAAGGTGCAGTGATGGTGGTCATCTCGGAAGCGCTGGCGCTGACGCCGGCAGACATCCCGCTCAACACTCCCGTGTTCGGATGGGAGTCGATCGCCACGGCTGGCACGGTATCGGCTACCAGCGAGGACGCAGACCATCCCGCGTCAAACCTGTCCAACCTGAGCACGGCTCTGCGCTGGATCGCGCAAGAGGAAGGCTCACCGCTCGGGCCTCCGGCAGCAGACCAATATCTGACCGTGACGATCAGCCAGGTGGATCCCGTCGATTATCTGGCCATCGCCGTGCACAACCTTGGCACCGGGCAGAACGCGGTGTCGGTCGAAGGCTCGACGGGCGGTTCGCCCGAATGGTTCGAACTGGTGCAGGAGTCGATCCCTGCGAACGACGATCCGATCATCTTCCGGCTCACGCCGCAATCGCTGGCTGGCATCCGTCTGCGCATCCAACCGAGCGCGGCGGCAGAGCCGACCACGCCTTACGTGGCGGTGCTGTACGTCGGCAGGCTGTTGGTATGCGAGCGCGGCACCAGCGTCGACCACGTGCCGATCAATCTCGGGCGCACCAGCAACGTGCAGACGGGCAAGTCGGCCACGGGCAACTTCCTGGGGCGGATCGTGCTCAGCGAGGCGCGGTCGACATCGTTCGCGCTCAAGATGCTCCGTGAGACTTGGTATCGGGCAAACATGGACCCGTTCGTCAGCGCGAGCAAAGAGGACCCATTCTTTTTCGCATGGAAGCCTCAGGAGCTGCCGAACGACATTGGTTATTGCGCCATGACGAACGATCCGCAGCCGACGCGCAGCTTCGATACCGGGACCATGGCGGTCACCTTCCAATTCGGGGGCGTGGCGGTCTGACATGTCAAAGTTGCTGCAGTTCATCGAGATTGACACGCCGGCGTGGGTTGCCGGGTCGCCTATCGGACCCGACATCACGTGGCGGTTCGCGATGCCGACGGAGTACCTGCCGGCTGACACCGATGCCATCGCCAGCGTGACGGGCATCACCTACAGCGCGGCGACGATCTCGCTCGGGCAAGACCTGGGCCAGCGCGCGTCGCTGACCGTGACGTTCAAGGACCATAAGCACATCCTGGGTTCGGAGTCGTTCGACTCCGGCACATTCTGGGGGAAGTTCCGTGCGCGGTATGGCCAGAAGCTGCGCGGCCGCGACATCCGTCTGATCCGCGGCTTTGTCGGCCAGGCGCTCGCGGATATGGAGACGCGGCATTTCTTCATCGACACCGTGGATGGTCCCACACCAGACGGCACCTACACCGTCGTTGCCAAAGACCTGCTCAAGTTCGCCGACGATGATCGGGCGCAGGCACCGCGGCTGTCCGGCGGCTCGCTGGCGGGCTCGCTCAACACCAGTGTCACAGCGGCGACACTCAGCCCGACCGGCATCGGCGATTCCGAATACCCGGCGAGCGGTCACCTCTGCCTTGGTGGCAAGGAGATCGTCAGCTTCACGCGGTCGGGCGACAGCTTGACCATCACCCGCGCTCAGCTCAATACCGTTGCCATCGCGCACGATGCCGGCGAGCGCGCTCAGCTCGTGCTGTACTACGACGGCGACGATGCGGCCGACATCATCAACGATCTGTTGACCACGTACGGCGGCATTTCGTCCGCGTGCATTCCGCTCAGCGACTGGCAGGCGGAGACGGATGCGCACCTCTCCGTGCTCTATGCGAGGGCCATCACCGAGCCGACCGCGGTCAGCAAGCTGGTGGCGGAGCTCGTCGAGCAGGCGGCGCTCGCTGTCTGGTACGACGAGCTTGCGCGCCTCGTTCGGCTGCAGGTGCTCAAAGAGATCGCCACGGATGCGATGGTGATTGACGAAGAGACCATCCTGGAGAACAGCCTAAAGACAAAAGAGCAACCAGAGAAGCGCATCAGCCAAATCTGGGTGCTGTACAATCAGCGCAACCCGACCGACCGCGCGGATAACGAGGACAACTACCGCTTTGCATGGTCCGACATCGATCCAGTGCGCGAGGAAGAGTACGGGTCGCCGATCTTCCGCAAGATCACGGCAGGATGGGTGCCGACGGAGTCGGCTGCTGATCGCCTCGCTCAAATCCAGATGTCGCGCTTCCGCGATCCGCCGCGCACGTTCTCGTTCGATTTATTCCAGGGCGCTGCGATCATG